GGTTTCATTTGCATCGCGGTTTGCACCTAGCGCCAAAGGCCGCAATACAACAAGAGGTTTTAGAATGAGACGATCAGCAGCAGACGCGCGCAGGGCGCAGGGGCTGGGGAACATGAGCGACCTGGCTGCAATCCTTGGCGTGACGGTGGGGTCAGTGCGCGAGGCCATCGCCAAGGGCCGCATCGAGCGCGAGGCTGGCGGCTGGCTGCACCTTGAGTCACAGGCCGCAGCCTTTCGGGCATCGAGCGTGGGCAGCCGCAATGGCAGCGGCGCGCGACCGGCTGACGACAGCGACCAGCTTGGCGGTGACCAGCTGCGCGCTGGAGCTGCCGAGCTGGGCGGCGAGGGTGGCGAGAGCTTTGCAGCTGCACGCACGCGCCGTGAGATTGCGCAGGCAGATCTGGCTGAGGCCAGAGCGCGCGCCGAGCGTGGCGAGCTGGTGAGCGTGGCAGAGGCAGAACGGCTGTGGTTCGGGGCCACGCGCGCGCTGCGCAGCAGGCTGCTGGCGCTGCCTGATCTGCTGGCCGCGCGCATGGTGGGGCGCAGCCGCGCTGAGCTGCGCAAGATGCTGGCGGAGGAGCTGCGCGCCGTGCTCACCGAGCTGTCTGAGAAAATGCCACAGGAGTGATCGCCATGAGTGACATCGAGCAGCTGAGCAGATTGTGGCGAGCGTTTGGCGCTGGGCTTGCACCTGACCCTGACTACCTGGTCAGCCAGTGGGCAGACACCCACCGGCAGCTGGCGGCTGAGACGAGTGCAGAGCCAGGGCGCTGGCGCACCAGCCGCACACCGTACCTGCGCGGGATCATGGATGCGTTGGGGCCGCAGGAGCCTGCGCAAACTGTGGTGGTGCAGGCCGCCAGCCAGCTGGGCAAGTCTGAGGCTGGGAACAACTGGATCGGCTACGTGATTGACGTTGCACCTGGGCCGATGCTGATGGTGCAGCCGACTGTCGAGGATGCGGAAAACTACAGCAAGCAGCGCATCGCGCCGATGCTGGCAGCTTCACCACGTTTGCGCGAGCGCGTGCCAGAGGCGCGCAGCCGTGACAGTGGCAACACGCTGCTGACTAAGGAATATGCTGGCGGTTTCCTGCGCATCGTGGGCAGTAATGCACCGAGCAAGTTGGCGAGCACGCCGATCAGGTACGTGTTTTTGGATGAGGTGGATCGGTTCCCTGCTGACGCTGGCGGTGAGGGTGACCCTGTGGCGCTGGCCAAGCAGCGCACAGCCACGTTTGCAAATCGCAAGATCCTGCTGACCAGCACGCCAACGATCGAGGGGTTCAGCCGCATCGAGACGGCCTATCTGGAGACCGACAGGCGGCGCTATTGGGTGCCGTGCCCACACTGCGACCAGCGGCAGGTGCTGAGATTCCGGCCTGACCAGAGCTGCAGCGGTGGGCTGGTGTGGCCGCCAGGACGGCCTGACCTGGCTGCGTACCAATGCGAGCACTGCGGCGCGCAGATCGACCACAGCGCCAAGACGTGGATGCTGGAGCGCGGCGAGTGGCGGCCAGACTGCGACAGCAGGACAGGCGCGATTGGATTCTGGATCAATGCGCTGTATTCGCCAGAGGGCTGGACCAGCTGGAGCGATCTGGCGGTGGAGTTTGTGAGCTGTGGCAAGGATCCCGATCGGCTCAAAACGTTCGTCAATACCAAGCTGGCCGAGACGTGGAAAGCTGGCGATGGCGCAGCTGTCAAAGCGGCAGGCTTGGCAGCGCGTGCTGAGCGCTATGAGGCCGAGGTGCCTGACGGCGTGATCACGCTGACGGCTGGCGTCGACGTGCAGGACGACCGGCTGGAGATCGAGGTGGTGGGCTGGGGATCTGGTGAAGAAAGCTGGTCGATAGCCTGGCACCTGATCGCTGGCGATCCAGCTGGGCCTGCTGTATGGCGCGAGCTGGATCAGCTGCTGCTGCGCAAGTGGGAGCGGCGGGACGGCACGACGGCGAGGATCGCGGCCACCTGCGTCGACACTGGCGGCCACCACACGCAGCAGGTGTATAGCTACTGCCGAGGCAAAGAGGCGCGGCGCGTGTGGGCGATCAAGGGCAGCGACCGAGCTGGCGCGCTGTGGCCCAAGCGGCCAAGCTACCGCAAGGCTACCAGCGCAGTGCTGTATATTCTTGCCGTAAATGCGGCCAAGGAATCGATCTACGCGCGGTTGCGCGTCGACCCGCCAGGCGCTGGCGCGCTGCATTTCCCACAGACACACCCACCTGAGTATTTTGAGCAGCTGACGGCTGAGCGCGTCGAGGTCACGCGCTGGCGTGGCCGTGAGATCCGCAAGTGGATCAAGCCGAGCGGCAGACGCAATGAGGCGCTGGACTGTCGGGTGTATGCCTACGCTGCGCTGCATGGCATGATGGCCAGCGGCCTGCGTCTGCCAGCGTGGAGCGCGGACAGCGCGTCAGCTGGCGCGGCAGAGCTGAGCGCGACGACGACAGGCGACGGCGCACTGGCTGCTGCATCAACACCGATTGACCAGCGGCCAAGTGCCGCGCACACTGTTACGATGCCACGGCCTGCACCTGCGCCAGCACCAGCGCCAGCGCGGCGCAGGCGCGGATCAATCTACGCGGAGCTGAGGCGATGAGCTTTACACAGGCACAGATCGACGCGATGAAAGTGGCTTACGCACAAGGCATTGCCAGCGTGACGCACAACGGCAAAACCGTGACTTATGCCAGCCTGCAGGCGCTGTGGCAAGCGATCAAAAACATGGAAAGCGAGGTCAACCCGACCAGCGCGACCAACCGGCCCAACATGCGCAAGGTGCGCTTTCGGGAGATCACCTGATGGCTACGCTACTGGATACCATGGCGCGCTGGCTGGCGCGCGAGCCTGCGCCACCGGCACCACCTGTGGCAGCGCTGCCTGCGCCTGAGTCTGCACAGCAGCTGACGGCGAGCGGCACCGAGCTGCAGCGCAAGCCGCAGCAGCAGCGGCTGGCGTACGCTGGGGCCAAGCGCGATCGCAGCAACTACGATTGGAACGCAGCGCGCACTGGGCCCAACAAGGAGATCTGGGGCGCTGCGCAGCTGCTGCGTGACCGCAGCCGTGACTTGGTGCGCAACAATCCGCACGCGCGCAAGGCGATCGAGGTGCTGGCGTCCAACATTATTGGCACTGGGATCCGCGCCAAGTGCACGCATCCTGACGAGACTGTGCGGCGCACTGTCGACGAGCTGTGGGCGCGCTGGCAGGAGGAGTGCAGCGCGGAGAGCGACCTGGAGTGGACTGGCCTGCAGACGCTGGCCGTGACGAGCTGGCTGGAGTCTGGCGAGGTGCTGGTGCGGCGGCGCTGGCGACGGCTGGAGGATGGGCTGGCGGTGCCGCTGCAGCTGGAGCTGATCGAGGCTGACCAGCTGTGGGAGTACAAAAACGAGCCACTGCCGACTGGCGGCACCATCGTGCAGGGCGTCGAGTTCAACCCGATCGGCCAGCGCGAAAACTACTGGATCCTGCGCCGTCACCCTGGCGAGTATGACGCGATCCAGACGACGATCACCGTCACGACGATGGTGGCGCGCGTGCCTGCTGTGGACATTTGCCACCTGTACCGCGCCACGCGTCCCAAGCAGGTGCGCGGCGTGCCGTGGCTGTCGACGGTAATCATGGCGCTGCGGGATCTGGACCAGTACCAGGTGGCCGAGCGTGTGCGCAAACGAAGCCAGGCTGGCATGGTGGGCGTGATCATCCCTGCCGATGATGCCACCTATGATGCTGACAGCACCGACGCAGTGGGCACTGCGATGACCGACGCAGACGGGAACATCGTTGACGACCTTGAGCCTGGCTCGTTTTTTGTGGCGCGCAATGGCAAGGATGTGCGGTTCAGCACGCCAGTGAGCGATGCAGGCTACAGCGAGTGGATGACCACGCAGCTGCGCATGATTGCGACTGGCTGCCTGGTCACGCACGAGCAGCTGAGCGGTGACCTGTCGCAGGTCAACTACAGCTCGATCAGACTTGGGATCCTTGAGTTCCAACGGCTGGTCGACGTGCTGCGCCGTCAGATCGTGGTGCCGCTGATGTGCAAGCGCGTTTGGCGCTGGTTCATCGAGGCCGCGATCCTCGCCGGTGAGCTGACTGGCAGCGTCGAGGACTACCCTTGCACGTGGGTGATGCCGCATCGCGAGGAGATCGATCGCGAGACTGCAGTGAGGGCCGCGATCCTTGAGATGCGCGCTGGCCTGCGCAGCCGCACTGATGAGATCGTGGCGCGCGGTGACGACCCTGACGAGGTGCTAGCAGAGATGATTGCAGACCTGCAGGCCACGCGCGATGCGGATATCTGGCTAGACAGCGATCCCAATAAGGCCAACGGTGGCGCGCCTGTGTCCACCATGGTCGAGCCAGCAGCAGCAGCGCCAGCCAGTGGCGCTGAGGCACCTTGACGCGTTGGCAAAAAAGCCGACACTACAGGTGGTGGTCAGTAGTACCATCACGCCACAAGATATAGGGGGCAGTATGGCACGCGAGACACTGGCGATGGCGATCGCGCCGTCGAGCTGGATGGAGGACGACGGCAGCGTTGGTTTTGTAGCCTACGCTGGCGCGATGGTTGATCGGTACGACTGGACCACCGGCCAATCCTACAAGATGCAGCTGATGGTCACGCCAGAGGCGATTGACCTGGGGCGTTTTGCTGGTGGCGCTGCGCCGTTCCTTGATGCGCACGAGTCTGATGAGGTTGGTTGCGTGCTGGGCGTTGTGCTGCCTGATACCATTGAGATCATGGATGGCCAGCTGCGCTGCCGTGTCAAGCTGTCGGTGAATCCCGACAACGCTGGGATCGTCGCTGACATCAAGGCTGGCGTGCTGCGCAACTGCAGCGTGGGTTTTGACATTTTGGCGAGTGAGGTGATGGAGGCTACGGCCACCACTCCCAAGGTCGTCACCGTGACCCGTTGGCAGCCGTTTGAGCTGTCGCTGGTGGCCGTGGGTGCGGATCCCAAGGCGCAGAGTTTCCACAAGGCCGAGGAGGGCCAGAAAATGAACGAGATCAAGCACCCTGCCACGCCGTCTGTCGACGTGGAAGCACTGCGCGCTGAGGGCGCGCGCAATGAGCGCGAGCGCCTGGCGGCCATCGATACGGCTGCCAAGGCCACCAAGGCACCGGCTGAGCTGGTCAGCCAGCTCAAGGCCAACGGCACCAGCGCTGATGAGGCGCGCCGTCAACTGCTGGATCGCGCGGCTGCGGTTAGCGATGCGGTGGACACGGCACCGGCTGCGCGTTTCGAGGTTGGACCGACTGCTGGCGAGAAGCTGCGCAGCGGCGTGGTCAGCGCGCTGTTGGCCAAAGCCAACCCTGGCAAGGCCGCGTTTGCGTTGACTGGCGAGGGCCAGCGTTTTGTTGGCCGTCGTACGGCTGACATCGCGCGCATGTACCTGGCGGCCATGGGCCACGATGTCACCACGCTCAATGACGCTGGCGCGATCAAGCGCGCGTTTTTCGCGCACAGCACCAGCGACATGCCCGACCTGTTGGGTGACGCGATCGGCAAGAGCCTGCTGGCTGCCTACGCTGAGCTGCCTGCGCAGTACCAGAGCTTTTGCGCGCAGGTTCCGTTCAGCGGGATCTACGACTACAAGCCGATCGTGATGTCGGGCGTGTCTGCCATTGGCGACGTTCCCGAGGGCAGCGACTACCCTGAGATCGCGCTGAAAGAATCGCAAGAGACTGTCAGCCAGAACAAGGGTGGCCAGATCGTCGCGATCAGCCTTGAGATGCTCCTCAAGGACAACCTGGACGGCCTGAGCCGTCTGCCTGCGGCGCAGGCCGCTGCGGCGCGCCGTCGCGAGCACCAGAAGATCGCGGACATCCTCAACGCCAACAGCGGCACCGGCAAGACCATGGCCGATAGCCAGCACCTGTTTGCGGCTGCCCATGCCAACATCAAGGCCACTGGCGTCGGCGCTGCGCCGTCCGCCAGCTCACTGGATGCCACCGAGCAGCTGATCGGCAAGCAGACCGGTTTGAACGGCGAGCTGCTGGGCCTCGAGGGCGCGGTGATCGTTGTGCCGCGCGCGCTGCGCAACACGGCTGAGCAGCTGTTCAGCCCACGCTACATGCCGACGCAGGCCAGCGGCGCGCTCACGCCGTCGCAGCTGTCGATGCAGGTGCAGGCGTTCAACTGGCTCACCAGCGATATTCAGTGGTACGTGTTCGCCAATCCGGCCATCGCGCCTGTGATTGTCTACGGCTACCCTGACAACACTGATCCGCTGTCGCTGTCGATCGAGGATTCGTTCGGCAATGACACGCGCAAGTACAAGGTCACCCACTGGTTCGGCGCTGGCGTGGCCGATTTCCGTGGCGCGGCGCTCAACCAGGGCGCGTAAGCGTGGCAGAGCACCCAGCCAGCTGGTGACGAGCTGGCTGGCTGGGTTGCGCAACCTAGGGCATTTTGCGCGGCGCTGCCGCAGGAGATCTGAAGATGGCTACCAATCAACGGTATGAAGGGGAAGTGATCCCGGTGATCGCCACCGGTACGTGGACGAGCGGCCAGCCTGTGCTGGCTGGCAGCCTGTTTGGCGTGGCCGTAAAGGCTGCGGCGAGCGGCGACGCTGTTGGCCTGGCGATCGAAGGCGTGTGGGCACTGCCCAAGCAGGGTGGCGCTGGCGTGACGTTTGCGCAGGGTGCCAAGGT